CCACCACCTAAAATGGATACTAAACTTGCAAAAATAGAAACACAAGAAACTGAACAAAAACCAGGTGGAACACAATCTGCTGGTGACATTGTTACATCAGCAAATGAAAATTTAAACCAACCAACTAGAATAACTTCTGCAGATGGTGCACAAGTTACAGATGATATTATTGCAAGAGCAAGAAAAATAAGAACAGAATTAATGCAAGGTCAATCATCGCAAGCTAAACTTGTATTCTTAGCTAACTTAGCTTCTGGATTAATGTCTGGTACTACAAGCAAAGCTGGTATTGGTGGAGCTATGGAAGTATTTGGTAGAGCTTTAGGCCCAGCTGTAAATAATTATGCAATGATTAAACTTAAAGAAAATGAATTACAAAATGAATTTATGCAGAGTGCATTAGAGATTGCTTCTGATGAAATGGATAGAAAAAACAAAGCTTATGAATATCCTGAAGGAGACCCAGGTGTTGTTCAATTTTTTAACGAAAATGGAAAAACGGTTAACATGACAGGAATTAGATTAAAAGATGGTACAGTACAAGTAGCTATGCCAGGACAGTATGATCAAAATGGAAGAAATGTTTATAGAACAATTCCACCAGGACAATACAATAGATTTGCAAAAAATGATGAATTAGCTAAACCACAAATAGAATTGTTAAAAGAACTAGAAGGTAAGTACAGAGCTTATGCATTAGGACAAAAATCAATTAATATTCTTAGAGAGTTTCAAGAAAAAGGTGAAACTGGAGCAGGGCCAGTTGGACGATTCAATTTATTTAGTCAAAGATTAGGAAGTGCGTTTGAAGATATTACAGGAAGAAAAATGTATGACTCTGCAGAAGCAGCTAATGAAAGATTACAGTTTGAAAGAGATAAATTAATAAATGACTTAATGGTTGGAGAAGATTTAGAAAGAAAACAAGCTGAGAAAAAAGTAGACAGTTTACTTGGAGACTCAGTTGTTAAAGATAAAATTATGAAAGCTATCCAACAAGCTACTGGTGAAGAAGATAAACAGAAACTTTCTCAATTAGCTATTAACGAAACGGTGATGGTTTACGCGTTAGCGAACTCATTAAAATCAAAAGACCGTTTAACAGAAAAAGATATTAAGATGGCTAAAGAACTTGTAAACATCTTCCCATTATTAAGAGGTCAAAGAGATGTAATTAGAGATTTATCGTCAGTGAATAATACAATCCTAGGAGATATACAATCTTTAGAAAATCAATGGAGAGATGGATTACTTGGAGAAACTGGAACATTAGATAATTTCAAAAGAAAATATGGAATTACTTCAGGAACAGGTGATCAACCAGAAGAATTAACAAACCCATTCACTGATAAATCAACTAAAGAATTATTGGAGATGTTCTAATGGCTACATCAATAAAAGCATTACAGAAAAGTTTAGATGACAAAAGTTTAGATCCATCTAGATTATCAAAAGAACAAAGACAAATTATAGATACTTTAATTGAAAGAGGTGATCTTAAAGGCCCATCAATGGGCGAACTACAATCACAAAGAAGTTTTGCTGCTAAAAATATAGCAAGAGAAGAAGAATACCTTAAAGATCCAATTGCGGCAGCTTTAGCAGCAGAAGATAATCCTTACTTTGTAAAAGGCAGACCAACTGCAGAATTAGCAGGTGACCTATCAGGATCAATTGCACCATACTTACTAATGAGAAAAAAAATATATGGTGCCGCTAAATCAGGAAACTTATGGCAAAAAGGCCCTGGCTTCTTTAAGAAAGCTGCAGATAAATTAGCAGATAAGATGCCTGGCAGATTAAAATTATTTGGTGGTGCTCTTAAATTACTTGCAAGAGTAGCTGATGCTCCAGCTAAAGTAGTTAAAAGTCCATTAGGTAGAGCTGAGTTATATTCAGTTATGGGAGGTACAGCAGGTGCTGGTGTAGGTTCTGTTACTTATGATGTATTAAATGAACAAGCAGGAACTTTAATTGCAAGTACAATTACAGATGAGTTTGCAGATATACCTCAACAAAAAATAGATAACGATATTTTATTAAATGCTGCAGATGCAACTAAGAACGCTTTAATGTGGAACGCAGGAGCTGCTGCACTTACACCATTTATTTCAGGGCCAATAGGTAAATTAGGTTCTAAATTATTTGGCACTAAAGGTGCTAAGGCAAAAGAGTTGGCACAATATGCAAGAGATAAAGGATTACCTTTACCACTTAACACTGCGATTGAAGATGGAGTTTTATCTGGTGTAGGTAAAGATTATTTTAAAACAGTTGGTGTATTTCCATTTATATCTGGTATTGGAAGAGAAGCTTTACAAGGTGCTGAACAAGCTGCAGGTAAACAATATTTAAATTCATTAGCAAAATTTGCACCTATCATGAAAACATCCGCATTATCTTCTTCTATTTATAATCAAGCAGCTAAAGTATTTGCTGATAGATCTGCATTAATTGGAGCTAAGTATAAAGCATTTGATACATTAGCTGAAACAGTTGGTAACCCTAAAGTTATTCCAATGGAAAATTTAAAAAGAATATCAACAGAATTTTTAGATCAAAATAGACAAATGTTTCCTAATATGGATAGATTTATATCTGATGGTGTTAATCCACAAAAGATAAATGAAATTTTAAAAATGTCAGGTGATCCACTTAATCTTTTTATGCAAGCAGTAAAAATGATGGGTGATGAAATGATTACTCCTAAACAATACGGTGGTTTAATGAAAATGATGAACCGAGCTATTGAAGGAACACAATATCAAAATATAAGAGCTTCTGTATTTGGGTTAAGAGAAGCTATGGAAAATGATTTAAATTCATTTGGTGCAAAATTGACAAAAGATACTTTTTTAAAAGATGAAGGTATTAAAACTGCGTACGAAGAAATGTCTAAAGGCCAAGGTAAAGAAGTAGCAGAATCATTTTTAAACAACAACTTAAGAGATGCTGAACAACTTTATGCTAAACTATATGATGCTAATGCAACCTTCTCTGCATCTATGGGTTTTTTAAAGAAAGCAGGTGGTCTTGTAGGTAAAATGAGAGGGTTTGATCAAAATTTATTTACATCACAAGGTGTAAATGGAATCTATGGAATGCAAAGATTTCCTAGAGATAAGATGTTTCAAACTATGGAAAGAGATGTGTTTGCATCTAACTCACCTGAAGCTATTGAACAATTCAAAGTTATTATTGGAGCTGCAGGGCCTAAAGCTTCTGACAATGGAAAAAGATTATTTGAAGCTGCTAAAGCAAGATATATGTTTAATGCATTCTTAGGATCATTTGATTCAGCAGGAAGTCCAGCTGCACAATCAATCTTTAAAGATGTTGTTGGTGAATCACTTGGTGTTAAAGCAGGAACTGAATATGCACAAGATGCTATGAGAGCAATAGGTTCAGAAGCTATGGAAGCAAGAAGAGGTTTTAGTATAGATGATGTAAAACTAAACAATGGTATTTATGATTTAAGTCAAATTAGATTTAGTCCAAAAGACTTTGCTGATTTTAATATAAACAAATTCATGAACAAGTTAGGTGTAGGAGAAGCTACAGCAGACTTAGGTAGAGCTAAAATGGCTAGCTTACTAGGTAAAGATGGTGCTCAAGATTTCTTTAAATTCGCTAACTATATGAAAGCAGTTTCGGATGTACCTTTATCCGATACATCTACCTTCTTACAGAGAAGAATGACACTCGGGTCATTTGGATCTGTAGCTGGTGGTATGTTTGTAGGTGCGGGTATGTTTGCAGTAAATCCTTTCGCTCCTGCAATATTTTTATTATTAGCTAGACGTGCTGGTAAAATGTTAACAGACCCTACTGCATTAAGATATATGAATGATGCATTAGGTGTAGATGAATTAGTACAAGGTCTTAAAGGAAAAGGTATAGGAGTAGATGGTAAATTTAAAATAAGAAGTATCAATCCTAAATTAACAGCTGCAGGCTTAACTCAGAAAAGAGAAGCGTTTGCAAGACTTGCAAACTATATGGCTGATGAAGATAAAGATTTACCAAGGGTAAATCCTAAAGATGTAGATCCTAAAGCTATCCAAGAAAAGTTATTAAATATGTCATACAATATTGAACAACCTAGATACGATGATAAAACAATACCAAAAGATACACTTGAAGCTATGTTTGCTCAAGATTTTGCAAAAAGCTCGGGTAACGTTAATACAGATAATCAAATGGTAGACTATATTAAATCAACTATGGTTAATCAGGAAGCTGTTGAAATTGATCAAGCAGCTAGAGATGAAGAAGCTGATCAAGCAGGTATAACTGATGATATGGAGTTAGCAGATGTTGGACAAGCTGTTAATAATAATCAACAACCTATGATAGCACCGGCTACCGGACAAGTAGATGCTAATCAATTTCAAGCATTATTTCCTAACGATCCAACAGGAGCTGCAATAGCACAAAGAGGAGTTAAACGTGGCTAGAAAATCTGCATTAGATAGAATAGATAATCACGAAAAGATTTGCAGATTAATGCAAAAGCAGACTTTTGATAGAATCGATAGAATGGAACAAAGAATAAATAGAATAGAAAAGATTATTGTAGGCGGAATGTTTGCAATATTTATGGCTGTACTTTCCAACCATTTGTAGTATGAATGACTAATGGAACTAGTCAGAAAATATCCCTATAAACATTATAATAGATTTTCAGATACAACCGGGCGTAAATATTTAGTTGGTGAAGCCAAAGTACCTTCAGTAACTACAATCTTAGGTGCTACTAAAGATCAAAAGTTTTTAGACAACTGGAGAAGACGTGTGGGTAATGAAGAAGCAGATCGTATAATGAGACAAGCTAGTTCTATTGGAACTGAGATGCACCAAGTATTAGAATATACATTAACAGGACAAGGTTATTATAATGATACCCCTGAGGGAACAAAACCTAGAATGATGGCTAAAATTATTTTAGATAATATTAAGTTATCTGAAGTATGGGGTAATGAAGTTAGTTTAGAATATAAAAATTTATTTGCAGGAACATGTGATTTAGTTGCCATGGCTTATGATAAACCATCTATCGTTGACTGGAAACAAGCTAACAAATTTAAAAAAGAAGAATGGGTAGAAGATTATAAATTACAATTAGGTGCTTATTATTTAGCACACACATTAAACTACGGCCCTATAGAACAAGGAGTTATATCTATCTGTACAAGAAATCTACAATACCAAGAATTTAAATTATCTGAAGCCGACCTCAAAGAGTACGGCGAAAAATTCTTAGAACGTTTAAATACTTTTACTGAGTTGCAAAATAAGCAATAGTCAGCAAAGCTATTTCTATTAAAATTATACTTTCAATCATATTAACCAACTTTTTAATTCTTCTTCTCCTAATGTTTTTGCAGCAACTCTCCCTTTATTTGTTAATGACTTCATGATAGCCTCATCTAATGTACCACGTGCTACAATATCAATATAAACAACAGTTCCTTTTTGGCCCATTCTATGAGCACGGTCTTCTGATTGCATACGCACTTCTAAATTATAATTATTAGAATAGTAAATAACTGTATTGCAAGCAGTAAGTGTAAGACCAAAGCCACCAGTTGTAGGGTTACCCACAAAGAATCTTGTCTTGTCATCTTTTTGAATTCTACGTATTGCTTCTTGTCTATCTTCTACTGAAGTAGCACCATAGATACTTACTACAGAATCTTCACCATATTTGTTTTTAAGAAACTGTATAATTTCTTCTAGGTTGTGGATGTAGTTGGCCCAGATAATAACCTTACCATCTGTTTCTTCAAGAATATCTTCCAACGCTTGTAGTTTATGATTGTGCAAGTTAAGTATTTTACCATCATCATCTTTAGTAAACCCATTACAAACTTGATGCAGTTTAATAATTTCAGTAAGTTTATTAGAAAAACTAATAGTGCTATCTTCAACTATAGCTAGAGCATTGATTCGCAGCTTTTCATATATTCTTTTAGCCTCACCTTCTAATTCAATATATCTTTTCTGCCTTACTTTAGGTTCTAGATCTAAACATTGGTCTTTACGAACCCTAGAAGAAAAGCCTTTTAGTTTATTTTCTAGCTCTTGTAAGTTTTTGTAATATTTTGGGATACTAATATATCTACCAGAACCCACTGGAATATCACCCATTTCAGCATATCTGTTTCTGAATGTTAAGTAGCTGCTAAAGCCTAAAAGTTGTGGATTTAAAAATTGACATTGTGTATATAGATCCAATGGAGATTTTGTTATTGGCGATCCTGTTAGTATACGCCTTATGGCGGATAGTGTTCGTAGTTTTAATATGTTTTTTGTTCTTTTTGCTGTTCGGTTCTTTATGGTTGTGGATTCATCCAACACTACCATATTTCGGGGTCTTTTAGATAAGTAATTAATACAAGCATCAAAACCTCTCTTAGTAGATAAAGCCTCTACATTAATAAGAAAGATATTTAATAATTTAGTTTTATCTTTATTTTTTTTATCTATATTCCATCTGTAAATATAATATTCAACTTCATCAGGTAAATGTGTTTCTATTTCTGTTTGCCATACTGTATAAACTGATTTAGGTGCAATAATTAAACACGAATCAATTTTATTTTGTAAATACAACCAAGCAATGTTATCAATAGTAACTTTAGTTTTGCCTGTGCCCATTTCCATAAAGTAAGCAAACTCAGATTTATGTGCAGATATCTTAAGTGCTTCCCTCTGATGTTCATAGGGTTTTGTTTTGTACGGGTATTTCCACATCGAACAAATTAATAAACTTTCTTCTTGCATTGGTCAACAATTTATTTATAAGCGTTTCCAGGAGGAATAAATATGGATATCGAAAAAATGTCAAAAATCGACATAGATCAGGATCAGATTAAATCTATTTCTGATCAGTGTCAAAAACTTAGCGGTCTCCGACTCCAAATCGAACAGCGTGAAGAAGAAATCTCAAAACTAAAATCTCAAGCAAGAGATTTAGAAGAGAGAACTATTCCAGATATGATGCAAGAAGCAGGTGTGTCTTTGCTTAAACTTAAAGATGGTTCTACTGTAGAAGTAAAACCTTTTTATGCAGCTAAGATTCCTGAGTCTAGGATTGAAGAAGCCTTCAGTTGGTTGAGAGGTAATGGTCATGAAGATTTAATTAAGAATACTATTACTACTCAGTTTAGCAGAGGCCAAGACAATCAAGTGTCTGAACTTATAAGTGTTTGTGAGAAGTTTGGTTTCAACTATAATCAAAAACAAAAAGTTGAACCGATGACTCTTAAAGCATTTGTTAAGGATCAAGTTGAACAAGGTAAAGAAATACCCTTCGATATGTTTGGAGTGTATATCGCTAATAAAACTAAAATAACTAACAAAGGATAAGTATGAATAACGGTGAAAAAACAACGAAAGACGTTGAAGTAATAGCTAAAAAAGGAGGAGCTTTAGCTGCAGTAAATTTAGAACAATTTGCTGATACTGGCTTTGATAATGTTGATGCTAAATCAGTAGCATTACCATTTTTAAAAGTGCTAGGACAATTATCTCCTCAAGTAACACAAGGTGATAGTCAGTTTATCGAAGCTGCTAGACCAGGTATGATTTATAATACTGTAACGAACCAACTTTATAATGGTCAAAATGGTATTACAGTTATACCTTGTTATTATAAATTAGAGTATATCGAATGGAAAGACAGAGACCAAGGTGCAGTAGCACCAGTAAATGTTTATCCTGCAACATCAGACATCATGTCTAAAACAACAAGAGATGATAATGGTAAAGATAGACTTGAAAATGGCAACTATGTAGAAGAAACAGCTTCTCACTATATTTTAATATGTGAAGATGGTTCTCAATCAACTGCATTGGTTACTATGAAATCCACTCAAAGAAAAAAATCTAAGAAGTGGAACTCTATGATGATGTCTTTAAGACAGAAAAAAGCTGATGGTAAAGGTTTCTTTAAACCTGCTCCATTCACGCAGCAATATAAAATGCGAACTGTTTTAGAGAAAAATCAGTTAGGATCATGGTATGGCTGGGAAATAGAACATATTGGCCCTGTGGCTGATAAGACTGTTTTAGAAGCAGCATTCGGCTTTTACGAGACTTGTAAAAAAGGATCAGTAAAAGTTAATCATGGAAAAGAAGAACAACAGGAAAAAACACCCTTCTAATCTATGAGTCTACTTGACAAAACCTTGGAAGAGTTTGTACAACTCTTCCAGGGCTCATCTACATATTTTGGTGCATCTCAGCCTATAGGAAGTAAAAAACCGAACGGCAAAAATGAATTCAAACATTGGGTTGAACCAAAACCAATGACGTTAGATCATTGGAAACAACATTTAAAAGGAGAAGCATACTATGGAAGCGTTCCAATTAGAGATGATAATACATGCTCTTGGGGGGTCATCGATGTTGATCGTTATAATATACAGCATAAGGACGTTATATCGGTTATACGGAAAAGACAGTACCCACTCATCCCGTTCAGATCGAAATCCAACGGATTACACTTAGTATTATTTATTGATGGAGTCGTTGCTGCATCAGCAATGCGTAAGAAACTAATAGAGATAGCCTCAGACTTAGGAATCAACGACACAACAACAGACATCTATCCTGCTCAAGATGAAGTAGACCTATCTCCTGAAAAATGGGACGACAAAAGAAAAGGTAACTTTGTAAACTTACCATATCAAAAAGCACATATGACAACTCGTGTTGCTATGGATGACAATGGTAACGGAATTAAAATAGAAAATTTATTTGAATTTGTAAAACCTTACAGATTAAAACCAGCAGACTTTAAAAAATTAAAAATATTTCAAGATGATGAAACTAAAGATTACCCACCTTGTGTAATTAACTTTATGAAAAACAGAGTGCAAAAAGGTGAGGGTAGAAATGATGCTATGTTTAACGTAGCAGTATTAGCAAAAAAAATAAATCCTGATCCAGTTATGTATGAAGATTGGACTAGAAATATGATGACTAAAGTTTGTTCTGAAAACTTACATCCTAAAGAGTTGCAAAATATTTTTAAAGGTGTAGAAAATAAAGAATATGCGTACAAATGTAAAACGTCAATCGCTAGAATGCACTGCGTATCATCTACTTGCGTTAAGCGTAAGTTTGGGATTGGAACTAATGAAGCGTTACCCGAAGTAGGAAAACTTTTAAAAGTTAATTCTTACCCTGAACCTTATTGGATATTACCCATCCAAGGTAAATCAATTAGATTATCTACTAAACAATTATATCAACAGCAGCTATTAGGGGAAGCATTGCTTAATTATGATATAGTTTGGCGTACTTTAAAGCCTTCTAAAAGAGACCCTGACCCTTACAGAGATTGGCTAGAAGAGTTAATATCTAACAAACAAGACATGGAAGGATTTGATGCAGCAGAAGAAATGGGTGATGTATTTAATTCTAGAATGTCTAGGTTTTTGGAAGATGTTGAAGATACAACTGAGTTTGACCAAATTGATAATGGTAATATTTGGAAGGATGATTCTGAGATGAGATTTAAATTAGAAACATTTAGACAATTTATTAAAAAAATGGGTTATAACTGGTCAGAAAAAGATTGTACTAAATTTTTAGAATCGGGAGGTGCTAAACCTAAAAAGAAATTTCAAGCTATTGATAGCAGACATTGGGTTGTAGCATTACCAAAACAAATGGAACACAAAAATAAAAATGTCAAATTTACTAAAGCAAAAGCTGCATGGGAAGACAGTTAAAATATTTGGCCCTCCAGGGACAGGTAAAACTGAGAACCTTTTAAAACGAGTACAAAGATACTTACGACAAGGTTATTCACCTGATGAAATATGTTATATATCATTTACTAACAAAGCTGTTGACGAATGTGTAAGTCGTGTAAGAAAAAAATTTAAAGAGTATGATGAAGATGACTTTAAATATTTTAGAACCCTACATAGTTTAGCAAGACAACAATTTGCAGAGATTCCTGTACTAGATCCTAAAGTGGATATGATTACGTTTCATACACAATATGGAACTGTAAAAGTAAATTTTAAAGAAGGTCATGATGAGCAAAAAGTTTATAACAATTGGTCGCTACAAATTTATGACAGAGCTAGAAACATGAAAGTAGATCCTGTGTGGCTGTACAAACAGCAGCCAAGAAAAGCTGTAAGGTTGCAGCAATTCAAATCTATTATTGCAGGTTATGAAGAATTTAAAACTATGGAGTTAGAAAACGGACAACGGACACCGGACAGATTAGATTTTACTGATATGATACAAAAATTTATTGATGATGGTTTATCAATACCTTTTAGAGTCTTAATGGTAGATGAAGCTCAGGATTTAACACCTTTACAATGGGACTTGGTTGTTAAGTTAGCGGCACAAGTACATAGAGTTTATCTAGCTGGAGATGATGACCAGGCTATTTATGAATGGAATGGTGCAGATGTAGAACACTTTCAAACTTTTCCAGGTCGTAAAGTTATATTAAAAAAATCTGTAAGACTTAATAAAAATGTACATTTCTTTTCTAAATGTATTTTAAATTCTATGGGAGATAATAGAATAAAAAAAGAATTTATATCTAATGGTAAAGAAGGATCTATTCATAGATGGAATGGATTAAAAAAAGTACCTTGGGACATGGAAGGATCTTGGATGGTACTTGCTAGAATAAACGATGTAAAAAAAGAATTGCAGCAAGAAGCAAGAAATCTTTCATTATATTATCAAGATGTAAAAGGTAATAGATCATTTGATACTAATCAATTTTTAGCTATTGAGTATTGGAATAAAATTAATCAAGGTGGATCTATAACAAGAGAAGAAGCAACAGTAATGTATGAGTTTCTTTTAAACATAGATCACGGCTACCGGTCAGCGGACAGCAAAAAATGGAGCTTTGCTCATCCGAATCAGGTGTTTAATTTTGACGAATTACATTTGAGGTGTGGTATGAGAGATCAAAAAAGCAGCTGGGAAGATGCTTTTAAAAGAAAATTTAAGGAAAAAGATAAGTTGTATTTTAAAAAATTAATGAAAGAGGGTATAGATTTAAACTTGCCACCAAAGATAATTATAGATACTATTCACCAAGTCAAAGGCGGAGAAGCTGATAATGTAGTTTTAGCAAGTAAATGTAATTATCCTTCTCATTTTGAGAAGAAAAACTTAATGGATAAAGTAAAAGAACTTAGAGTTTGGTATACAGGTGCAACAAGATCTAAAGGTACGTTGCATTTATTAGGCACCTATCATCAATATAACTTTCCATTAGGTAAATACTTTAAACTTTACGAGGCAAACTATGTTTAGAAAATTAATAATACAAGCACTAGAAGATAAATATAATGCACAAATATCTAAAGCCGAAGCTACTATAAAAATATATTTTGAAAAACCAGTAGCTATTGGTGAACATCCACAACACGTTGACGAATGCGATAAATTAATAAATGAAATAGCTCAAGCACAAGAAAATTTAAAAATTATAAGAGACTTTGATTATGATTGAAAAGTATATAATGAAAGGCAATATTATACCATCTAGCATATGCGATATGCTAATAGAAAGGTCAAAAGAATTAGAGTGGGAAAAACATTTATGGCATAATAATAATAGAAATGAGTTTCATGACAGAGATACAGAGGGTGTTATCTGTTCTTATATGCCTGATGATTTATGTGGATTGCTGCACCCTCTCCTACATCAGTTAATTAGAGAATATCAAAAAACATTTTGTGGTAAAGCCGAGAATACAAAAAATGAATTTATAACTAAGATTACAAGACTTAGATTTAATAAGTATGCTCCAGGCAGTTATATGAAAGAACATCAAGATCATATACATTCAATTTTTGATGGTAATGAAAAAGGAATTCCTATATTAAGTATAGTAGGTAACTTAAATGATGACTTTGAAGGATCAGAATTTATATGTAGAGACAAGAGAGTAGCTATGGGTAAAGGCGATGTTATTTTATTTCCATCTAATTTTATGTTTCCACACAGAGTAACTGATTGTTTAAAAGGTGAACGAATTTCATTCGTAGGATGGGGGTATTAATGACACATAAAGATATGTTTAAGGGAGCTACTTATGATTCTTTAGAAAAGCAGGTAGGCGGGAATCACTACTCTAAAATGAAGATTCAGCCCGCAGAATTTATTAATGAAAATAAAATTTTATTTGCTGAGGGCAATGCAATTAAGTACATTTGTAGGCATCAGTCAAAAGGCAAAGAAAAAGATATCCAAAAGGCCATACACTATTTAGAAATGATATTAGAAAGAGATTATTCGTGATGCAATTATGTCTATCTTTAGGATTTATATTTATAATATTTGGGTTAATATTGCTGCTATTAATTAAATGGAATAACGAACGTGCTTGATTTTTTTGATATACCACCTGAAGTATTTAAAAGTTTAAAAGGTATCGCAAACGATACTAGTTCTGATAAAAATGTAGATCTAGCAGGAAACATCGAAAAAGAATATGATTTGACTAAATATATACCTTTGATTGAACCCACCTTAATGAATATAATTAAGGATCCTAAAACAAATTCAAGTAATCATTTAAAAACAGTTAAAGTAACAAAACATTTAAAACTTAAACAACAAGATTTTTGGGTAAATCATATGCACAAACATGAATTTAACCCTGCTCATTCACACTCAGGTCTATTTAGTTTTATATTATTTATACAAATACCCTTTCTAATCCAAGATGAAATGAATAATCCTAAATCAAGACATAGTAATTCACCACTATCAGGATTCTTACAATTTTTACATTTAGACCAAGCAAGTCGAGGAGGTATTACTGAACATAACATACCTGTCGACAAGACTTACGAAGGAAAAGGTTTTATATTTCCAGCTTTTTTAAAACACTCTGTATATCCATTTTATACTTCTGACTTACCAAGAATTACTATGTCAGGAAATATTTATGCAGTGTAAAAAAATCTTTGTAGTGTTAAGTATTATGTTACTATTTTTAACATCAAATTGCGTTAAAAATTTAAGAGATTTCAACCCTACCACAACAGTTGCAAATCAATTAATAAAAGTTATAAGTAATAATAATAAATGACCCATCAATTAAATTTTATTTATAATGATTCAGATTGGATATGTCCTGCTGAATACCCTGATTTGTCTAAAGCCACAGAAATTGCAATAGACTTAGAAACTAAAGATCCAAATATAAAAACTAAAGGAGCTGGATGGGCTACCTTTGATGGTGGCATAGTTGGTTTTGCAGTAGCTGCACTGGGCCAACAATGGTACTTTCCAATTCAACATGATGCAGGTGGTAATATGGATTTAGCTATAACAACTGCATGGATGCAGGATATTCTTAAAACTCCTGCTACTAAAATATTTCATAATGCAAGTTACGATGTCGGTTGGTTGTTAGTAAATGGTTTCGAGATTAAAGGTAAGATTGTAGATACTATGATCGCTGCAGCAATAATAAATGAAAATAGATTTAGTTTTAGTTTAAATGCATGTGCTAAAGATTATTTAGGTGAAGTTAAAAATGAAACATTCTTAACTGAAAAAGCTAAAGAGTGGGGCATAGATCCCAAGGCTGACATGTGGAGATTACCTGCGGGTTATGTTGGTCATTACGCTGAACAAGATGCAGGTTTAACTTTAAGACTATGGGAAAGATTAAAAGGTGAAATTGTAAAACAAAATTTAAGTGATGTGTGGGAAATGGAAATGGAGCTCCTGCCTATACTTATTGATACTAGACGTAGAGGTATTAGAGTTGATGAAGAAAAAGCTCATTTACTAAAAAAAGAATTTAAGAAAAAAGAATTTGAAGTATTAGATAAAATAAAACAAGAGACAACTCACAGTGTAGACATTTGGGCTGCACGAAGTGTAGCTCAGGTGTTTGATAGAATAGGTGTGGAGTACCCACGGACACAGAAAACCGGAGAACCAAGCTTTACACAAAACTGGTTAGTAAACTGTAATAACCCGATAGCACAACTAATAAGACAAGCAAGAGAAATAAATAAATTTCATTCAACATTCATAGACTCCGTATTAAGATATACTCACAAAGGCAGAATCCATGCAGAGATAAATCAATTAAGATCAGATCAGGGTGGAACTGTATCTGGACGATTATCTTATTCTAATCCAAACTTACAGCAGATACCAGCCCGTAACAAAGAAATGGGTGATAAAATTAGAAGTTTATTTTTACCTGAAGAGGGTAGACAATGGGGTAGCTTTGACTACTCACAACAAGAACCAAGATTAGTAGCTCACTACGCTGCATCTATAGACGCAGGATTTGATGGTGCTGATGAATTTATAGAAGCCTACCAAAATGAGTCAGCAGACTTTCACCAAATAGTTGCTGATATGGCAGGTATATCTAGGACTCATGCTAAGACGATCAATTTGGGTCTTTTCTATGGTATGGGTAAAAACAAATTAGCCACAGAATTAGGTATTGATAAAGATGCTGCAGATAGATTGCTGCAAACATATAACAGTAGAGTACCATTTGTTAAGAAATTAGCCGCAGAAGTGTCTAACAGTGCTTCTAAATATGGCTTTATTCGGACTATAAAGGGCCGTAAATGCCGTTTTAACATGTGGGAGCCATCTACCTTCGGAATGAATAAGGCGATGGACTACGAGGCTGCTAAGGCCCATTATGGAAATAACATACGTAGGGCATTTACATATAAAGCTTTAAACAGACTAATTCAGGGGTCAGCAGCTGATCAAACTAAAATGGCTATGATTCAATGCTACAAAGCAGGATATAAACCTTTATTACAAATACATGATGAATTATGTTTTTCTATTGATAAGGAAGAAGATATTAAACATGTTAAATCGATAATGGAAAACGCAGTCGAAAATCTTAAGGTTCCTTCTAAAGTAGATATTGCACTTGGAGCTTCTTGGGGTGAGGCAAAAGAATAAATACTATTCGTTCATTTTAATTGAAGTATTAAAAGAGATAATAATTTTA